GGATTAATTACCAAAGATATATTAAAATCAATTCTACAAGTTAATTTAGCTGAATACGATGAAAAGAATTTTATTGAGCCTAAGTTTAACGCTTGGGTTTTAACCAACCGTCTTAAAACTGGTACGGTAGATATTATTGATGAAACCAGAAATTTTGATTCTATATCAGATTTTGAAAAAGCCATTGAAGCCGCTGAAAGAATTCGTGGCATAGTAGATGAAATGTCATCCATTAATTTTGTTGATGATGATGACATGGGATCTGATTTTGATGAGCCTGAACATCACTTACAAGATACATCGAAGTTTAAAGTCCGTTCTGGATTTGAAACTGTTGATCATATGTTAGGTGGTGGATGGGATATTCAAACACTTAATTGTGTAATGGCTGAAACTAACAATGGTAAGTCACTTTGGATGCAAAACTTTGCAGTTAAATCGGCTGATTTAGGATCCAATGTGCTTTACATCACTTTAGAAATGTCCGAAAGAAAAGTCATGAAGCGATTAGGAGCCATGCGACTGAAAATTCCAATCAATGATTACGATAAACAAAGTAAAGACACTGAGTTTATTAAAAAGAGAATTGCCAATATGGGTTCTCTAAAAGAAGGAGGCGATCTTTTTCAAAAATCAGTTGGTAAGATATTTACAAAATTCTGGGCAGCTGGTACTGCCACTATTGTTGATTTTGATAATTACATTCAAAAGCTCCAACAAAGAAGAGGAATCAAAATCGATTTGGTTATTGTAGATTATATTACTTTGGTAGCTTCACCAAAGGGAGCTAATGATTCCCTTTATACTAAGGGTAAGCATTTAGCTGAAGGTCTAAGAGCTATGGGTGCTAAATATAAGTGTCCAGTAATAACAGGAGTTCAAGTAGCGAAAGATGCTTGGAATTCGAGTGATATTACATTAGAAAGTGTTCCAGAAAGTAAGGCTATTGCCGAAACCTCAGACACTTTCTTTGCTATAATAAGAACTGAAGAAATGAAGCGGTTGAATATGTATCGATTCAAATTGCTCAAGCAGAGAGATGGAGACTTCTTAAAAAGTCAAATCAAACTGACGTTAAATCCAACATTTTTAACACTTGAGAATGACCAATTTATCGATGCCTAAAAAATAAAAAACATGAATGCCAAAGAAAAAAGAATTTGATGAAGAATCAGAGGATGACTTTTTAGAAAATGAATCTGAAAATTTAGATGATTATAAACCTGAAGAAGAATCTGAAGTAAATGATGAGATTGTAGTTGTTCCGGAAGATGAAGATAACATAGATATTGTTATCGAGGTTTCTGATGATGAATATTTTTCAGAAGAAGAATCTACTGAAGAATCTACTGAAGAAACTGATGATGTGGTTCTTTCTAAACATAAAATACAAGGTAAACACTCACTTAAATATGACTCAATCTTTAAGGGAAAAAAAGAAGATTTGACTGAGGAAGATGAAGTTAATAGTCATTATCACAATGATAAATTTGAGGTAGATAGAGGTAGTGTATTTTACTCAGAATCTTATGATAATGAGTCTTATCTACGACATAAAAAAGTAAAAGAAAGGGTATATGAGGTACTTTTAAGTAAAACTACTCTAAACTTTCTAAACAATAGAAGAAAACCTTCTCGTGTAGATTTCAATAATTATTATCTTTTACTTACGGTTGAATTAGGTTCGGAAAGATTTACCAACGTTGAGTTATTTAATGAACTGGCTGTTTATTTTTCTGATAATTTATTCAATATGTTTAAGTTGTTAGATAATAAATGGAGGAATCTCATCATAGTAGAGTTACAGGATCATATTGGTAAAAATACTAACTCAAAAGAAATTACTAATCGTAATATTTATCTTGGAACTGAGTTAGAATTTGAACATCAAGATATACTTGGTGAAGTTAAGTTATACACTGGTGTTGTTGTAGAAACTGATTATGATAACTCAATTTTCAAGATTGATTCTTATGAAAATGTGTATGAAATCCATATTGCATTTATTACTAAGATATTAAATAACACTAAATTTAAACACAATTTAAATAAATTAGACAATATTGATTTTCTTTAAAAAAAACAAAATAAAGAAAATTTATTAAGATTGTCATCAATATATAAAAACTCATAAAGAAAAAAATAATACTAATATGGAGGAAACCTTATTAAAAGAAACAAAAAAAACTAAATCAAATAACCTTAGTGTCACTAAGCGAAACGGACATGGAGAGGAATTCAATGCTGAAAAAATCAATAAGGTTCTACTCTGGGCAACTAATGGAATTAGTGGTGTATCAGCTTCAGATGTTGCTATGAATGCTCATATTCAATTTTATCCTGGAATTAAAACCTCAGAAATTCACAAAGTTTTAATTCAATCAGCTGTAGATTTGATTTCAGAAAAAACACCTAATTATCAGTACGTTGCATCAAACCTACTTAACTATCTTCTTCGTAAAGAAGTATTTGAAACTAAAGTCGAAATGCCAACATTACTTGAGGTTGTCAAAAGAAACATTAAGTTAGATTTATATGATAAGCTCATTTTAGATAATTACACAGAAGCAGAATTAGAAAAGGCTAATTCATATATCAAACATGATAGAGATTATCAATTGACTTATGCTGGACTTCAACAATTAATTGATAAGTATTTAGTCAAGGATAGAAGCACTGGTAAGTCATACGAAACTCCACAATTTTGTTTTATGATGATTGCTCTTACGGTTTTTGCTACTTATAGTAAAGATGTTAGATTAGATTATGCTAAAGAACTTTATGATTTAATTTCTGAACATAAGATTTCTCTTCCAACACCAATTATGGCTGGGATTAGAACTCCAAACCGTCAATTTTCCAGTTGTACTTTAATCGAAATTGGTGATTCACTTGATTCTATTTTCTATGGCAATGTTGCGATTGGACAATATGTGGCTAAAAGAGCTGGTATTGGTATCAATGCTGGTGGAATCAGAGCTCTTGGTTCTAAAGTGAGAAATGGTGAAGTAGTTCACACAGGTGTTATTCCATTCTTTAAAATGTTTCAATCTACTCTTCACTCTTGTTCTCAAGGTGGTATTAGAAAAGGCTGTCTAAAAAAGGATACCTTGGTTAAAGTTGTTGATTGTGTTAATATTGATGGTAAAGATTATGGATTGTCTGATTTTATTGAAATAGACGGTAAAAAAATAACAATTTTAGAATTATTAAAAAATGTATAATTCCACCTTGTGAACTTAATATATAAAAGAAAAAATTATATGGATAAGTATAAGTGTAGAATATGCAAAAAAGAAGTTGAATTGATGAAAAGTCACTTAAAAAATACTCATAAAATGAATATAGATGAATATTATTCGAAATTTAATGAAGAAAAAGATGTATATGAGAAATATATGACTGAATCTAAAGTAGAAAGACAAAAAAGATCACCCAATAGTATTCACTTTTATTTAAATAAAGGAATGACTAATGAACAAGCGTTGGAAGAATTAAAAAGACACAATTTTAATAATCCATTCCATAGATTAGATATTTCACCGAGGCAAAAACAATATTGGATTAATAAAGGACTTTCTGAAGAACAAGCCTTGAATAAAATTCATATTTTAAATTCAAATGGTTTGGAAAATCTAATATTACTATACGGTGAGGAGGAAGGCAATGTAAGATATAAAAAATATATTGATGGTCAAAAAAGAAAGCACAAAACTATATTGAAAAATATAATGTTAGAGAGTGATGTCTCTTTTGATAAGGCTAAAGACATTCTAAAAGATAGAATGTCTAAAATCTCTAAAAAATCTTTATCATATTGGTTAGAAAGGGGGTTTACTGAAGAAGAGGCAAGAGTTGAAATGTATAAAATAGGTAGGAGAACCTCACCAAGATCAATTGATTATTGGTTGATAAAAACAAATAATGATTATGACTTAGCTAAACAATTATTAAAAAGTTATCAGGATAATAATTCAATATCAAAGATTTCTAATCGTGAAAATATTTCTTTAGAAGATGCACAAGAGATGCAAAATATTATCTTTAATAAGATGTTGGAAACTTTATATTCAACTGGTAGATTAGTCAGACCTGAATTTAAAGATAAGTTTGAACAATATAAACAAAAAGTAAATAGACTTAGTGAAATATCTTATAGACGATTTAAACATATAATAGACCCGTTGAATTTGAGAGGTAAAGATTATCATGTTGATCATAAATATTCTATAATTCAAGGATATTTTGATGGAATTGAAGAAGAGATTATATCTTCACCGTTCAATTTAGAAATAAAAACCTCAAGAGAAAATTGCTCTAAACAAGGAGATTGTGATATATCAATAGAAGAACTTGTAGAAAAAATTAAAAACAATTATGAAAATAGAAATTAAATACAAAGATGTCTTTATACAAGACGTAAAAGTTGGTGATATTGTCAAGTCATTTGATATTGAAACAAATAAAATTAGACATAATAGAGTTGGAAACACAATTCTACCAGTTGTAGAAAAATATAGACAGGTCAGAGTAGAATGTGAGGATGGGTCTAAAGTAACAACATCTACTACACACCCGATGTGTTTTTTTGATAAAAGTTTAAAAAAATGGTCATATAAGAATACTGTTGATATTAAGATCGGAGATGTTTTAAAAACTCAAGAATCAGAAACAATAGTGTCTGATATTATTATTGGATTAGATGAAGATGAACAATTTTATGATTTAACGGTTGAACGTGACAATAATTTCTTTGCTGGTGAGATGTCTGATAAAATGGTGGTTGTGCACAATTCAGCTACTCTTTATTTTCCTTGGTGGCATAAAGAGATTGAAGATGTGCTAGTTCTTAAAAACAACAAAGGTACTGATGATAACCGTGTAAGACATATGGATTATGGAATTCAATTTGAGAAATTATTTTATTCCAGGTTTGTTTCTAATGGTGATATTTCACTTTTCTCTCCTTCTGATGTTCCTGGTCTTTATGATGTTTTTGGACTTCCACAATTTGAAGAAATCTATCTGAAATACGAATCTGATAAGAAGATACTAAGAAAAACAATCAAAGCTCGTGATTTGATGAATGCTTTCGCTCAAGAAAGAATTGGAACTGGTAGAATGTATGTTATGAACATTGATAATGCTAATAACAATTCACCTTTTATTCAAAGAATGAAAATGTCTAATCTTTGTTTAGATATAGAGACATCATTTGTAAATTCTGTTGAAATAGATGGTGTTTTATATGAGAAAATGCAGTTATCTGAACTAATTGAAATATTCAATAGTGGTAAAAACATAAAAGTTCTATCTAAGAATTTGTATAATGGTGAGATGGAATTCAAACAGGTTCAGAAGGCATGGATAACTAAAGAGGATGCTGATGTTATGGAAATAGAAGATGTTGATACCGGATTTAAAATAATTTGTACACCAGACCACTTAATTTTTACAAAAAATAGAGGATGGATTGAGGCACAAAATTTAGATGAGAATGATATTTTAGATTTAATTTAAAAGGTGGGTAGTATGATTTAATATATAATTGAAATCACACTGCCGACTATGAAAAAAGAATACAAAGTCTATAAGATAGAAAATATTATGAATAGTAAAGTTTATATAGGATATACATCATTAAGTATCAATGAAAGACTACATAAGCACTATACTAATGCTTTATATGGTAAAAAATCTAAATTATATGAATCTATAAGAAAAAATGGAATTTCAAATTTTAAACTCTCTCAGTTATTTTCATCAGATTCTAAGGAAGAAGCATTAAAAATGGAAATATTTTTTATTGAGAAATATGATTCGTTCAAAAATGGATATAACATGACTTTGGGAGGTGACGGTGGTGACTGTACAATGTATATGAATCATGATCAACTTAAAGAATATAGGAAGAAATTAAGTTCATGCAATGTTGGTTATAAAAATAATACATTTTCTGGACATACTGATGATGAAATAGTTGACTTCGGAGTAAAGTGTTATCTTGATAATAACAATTGGGTGCAATCACATTGGTTAGAAAATTATTGTTCTAAATTTAATATACCAAAATCTTATTCAAAATTTAGATTTAATGGTAAAGGATGGCAAGGACTAAAGATTTTAATTTTAAATAAATTGAATGAAATGGGATATGATGTTAAAGATTTGAAATATAAAAAAACAGATGAACACAAAAATAAATTATCATCACTCTATAAGGGTAAGAAGTGGTATCACAATGATAGGCTTAAAATAAGCAAACAAATATCCAAGGAGGAAGTTGATGATAATTGGATCCCTGGAAGAAAAAAATATAATTAAAATATGTTAAAAATAAAAAGAATATCTCAGAAGAAGAATGTAGGAGACTTAACTGTAAAAGACAATCACAACTTTTATGCCAATAATATATTGGTTCACAACTGCGTTGAGATTATTCTTCCTACATCACCTATTCAAAATATTTATGATGTTGATGATAAAAAAGAAACTGAACAAAATTCTGATGGTGAAATTGCTCTTTGTACATTGGCAGCTTTCAATTTAGGTAATATCAAATCTTGGAATGAACTTTACAAAGTGGCTGAATATATTGTCAGAATTCTTGATTATGTAATTGAGAATCAAGACTATCCAATTAATGCAGCTAAGAAGATGTTAAAGCGTAGAAGTATTGGTGTTGGTGTGACTAATTTTGCTTATTGGTTAGCTAAACAAGGTGTTAAATATTCTGATAAAGAAGCTCTTTTCTATGTTGATGAGTTATTTGAACACATTCAATTCTCTCTTTTAAAGGCTTCTAACAAATTGGCTCAAGAGTTTGGAAAGTGTGAATGGTTTGATGATACTACTTATTCCAAAGGTGTACTTCCAGTTGACCGTTATAATAGGAATGTTGATGAACTAATCAAGAGAGATTATTCTTGTGATTGGGAATCTTTAAGAAGAGATATTGAACAATTTGGATTAAGAAATTCAGTTCTAACTGCCTTGATGCCAGCTGAATCATCAGCAGTTGTCCAAAACGCAACAAATGGTATTGAACCAATTCGTTCACTTGTTATTACTAAAAAATCTAAATCAGGTTTGGTTAAACAAGTGGCACCAGAGTGTATTAAGTTAAAGAATAAGTATGAGTTGGCGTTTGATATGCCGGATAATCGTGGATATACGAATATTTGTGCCGTAATTCAAAAATGGATTGACCAATCTATTTCAGCTAATCACTATTATCAATATTCATCTGAAGGTATTTCGATTGGTGGTGTTATTAAAGACATTCTTTATTCCTACAAATATGGTTTGAAAACACTTTATTACGCTAATACAGATGATAAAAAATCGGATGATTTAGATGCGATGGGGTCAGATTGTTCGAGCGGTGCTTGCTCAATCTAATTTGTGAAACAGGGACTTGTTTATGTTTAATATATATATGATATGATTATATGTAATGATGTAAATATTAAAAGTCGAAAGTCACTAATTTTCTTTATAAAAAATAATGATGTGCATTCATTTTCGGGTGATTTGGAGAAAATTTTTAAAATTAATTATCTTATCGATGATAAAATAAAATTCATTAACTTATTAAAGCAATATATTTTTAAAATTGAGACTTTCATTTTATTTGTAAACTCTAATAGTTTTAATGATAATTCATTTGATGAAGAAAGATTGAAAAAATTTATTAATTATGTTCAAATAAAACCAAAAGATAGAATGTCGGATGATTATCACTTACTCAGATTTGGATTTATTAATAAGGATCATAGGAATAAATATGGATTATCTTTGAATAAATTTATAAAAAGATACGGTGAACAAAAAGGAGAGATTAAATATAAAGAATACTCACAATCACAAAAAAATAAATCAAGATATAGTATTAACTATTGGATGGAAAATGGACATTCAGAGGTAGATTCACTTAAAATATTAAGTGATCTACAATCTAGTCATACTAAAAAACATCTAGAAAATAAATCAAAAGAATATATTCAAGAATATCATAGGTCTAATTCACCTTGGAGAGTTGAATATTATTTGAATAGAGGATATAATGAAAAAGAATCTAAAGAAATTATATCTAAGATAAAAAAAGAGTCTTCGATGTTTTGTTCAGAATATTATCAAAAAATAGGACATACAATTGAAGAATCGAATGATTTAAGTTATGAGTATTGGAAAGAACATTGTTATAAAAACAATTCTAATGTTTCTAAAGAGTCGTTGAAAATATTTTCAGTTATTTATGAAAGAATAAAAAACTTGGATATGTGTGTTTATTTTGGTGATTCTAATATTGAAAAAAAAGAATACTTCCTTTACGATAAGAATGAAAGTAGATATTACTTTTATGACTTTACAGTATTAAATGGTGATATAAAGTTGATAATTGAGTATAATGGTGTCAAATTTCATCCAAGAAAGGATAGTTTAACAGAAGAGGATTGGAAAAAATGGAGATGTTTGTTTAATGAGGATGTTGATGCTGATACTAAGTATAAATATGATTGTAAAAAGAGAGATTTAGCTTTGTCTAATGGATTTCAATATTTAGAAATTTGGTCTGATGATGATTTTGATTCTAATATACAAAAATCAATTGATTTCATTTTACAATCGCTTCAAAGTGTAGAGAATATTGGACAAATTTAATGAATAATAAAACTCAAAAAAGTTACAGGGAATACCTGTTAAGCAAAATTATAGATTCATCTAATGAACATCGTCAAAAAGTTAAAAATGCTTTAAATAAAAGCAATAATAATGAAATATTATCAGATGAAGAATCTAAATTAGTTGAAAAGTATTATAAATTCTTGGATAAAGTATCTGATAATAGTAAAAAGATGTGGAGTGATTTTTCTGATGAACAACTTTCTAAGATATTAGAGAAAAAATCAAAAACAAAGAGAAGTTAAATGTCTTAGATTTGTTGTAAAGGACTTAGACACTGGTATTGAAAAAGAAATTATGGGTAGAAAAGATTTGTGTGAGTTTATTGGCATAACGATACACAAGTATAAAAAAGGATTTGGTAATTTTGAAACAAAACTTTTTAAGAATTTTCTTATACAAAAGAAAAAAATTAATTAATAGAAATGAATAAAATAAAACACATATTGAACACATCACCTGACCTCGATTTTACAAGATTGCCACTTTTCTTTGGTGGTGATGGACTTTCAATTCAAAGGTACGACAAGTTTCGTTATGAGAAGATATTCAATATGTTTAAACAACATATCTCTTATTTCTGGAGACCAGAAGAAGTTAACCTTTCAAAAGATAAAGGAGATTTTCAATCATTAACTGAACACGAGAAATTTATTTTCACTAAGAATCTCGGATATCAAATTCTACTTGATTCAGTTCAAAGTCGAGGAATTTCTAACTTGTTGGAATATTGCTCAAACCAAGAGGTTGAGTTATTTGCTAAGACTTGGGAGTTTTTTGAAACTCTACACTCATATTCTTACACTTATATTATTAAGAATATTTACTCTAATCCAAGTGAGGTATTTGATTCAATTATGAAAGATGAAGAAATTTTGAAAAGAGCATCATCTGTAACTCATTATTATGATGGATTGATTAATTCAATACCAGATGAAACTGAATATGATAAGAAAAAGAAACTTTATTTGACTCTTGTATCAATTAATATTCTTGAGGGTATTCGTTTCTATGTAAGTTTTGCTTGTTCTTATTGTTTCGCTCAAAATAAAAAAATGGAAGGAAATGCTAAGATTATTTCTTTAATTAATCGTGATGAAAATCT